TAGCAGTAGCCGCTATTGGTACCGCCGCCGCCGCTGGCGCATACAAAGCAATTACTGCCGCCAGTGACTTAGCCGAAGCTCAAAGCAAAGTCAATGTTATTTTTGGTGAAGATAGCGCCAAATATATTCAACAGTTCGCCGACCGTGCTGACGTGGCTTTAGGACAGTCAAAGCAGTCGGTCATGGACGCAGTAGGTACTTTTGGTACGTTTGCTAAAGCCGCTGGTCTATCAGGTGATTACGCCGCCGAATTTTCAATGGACTTCACAAAGCTGGCGTCAGATTTGGCGTCGTTTAATAACACCAGCCCAGAAGAAGCAATCCAAGCCATAGGTTCAGCACTTCGAGGCGAATCGGAACCGTTGCGCAAATACGGTGTCATGCTTAACGACGCCGCCCTAAAAGCCGAAGCGGCCGCACAAGGTATCTACAACGGTATCGGCCCATTAGATGACAGGCAAAAGATTTTAGCCGCCGAAGCACTTATTTATAAAAAGACTACTGACGCACAAGGCGATTTTGCCAGAACTAGCGATGGACTAGCAAACAAACAACGCATTTTTAAAGCGCAATTAGACAACCTTGTGACCACTATTGGTGGCAAATTGTTACCCATTTTTTTAAAGTTAATGGATTTCATATCAACAAAACTTGGGCCGACAATCGGCATGTTAACTAAGGCTTTTGAAAAAGACGGTTTAGCAGGAATTATTGAAATAGTTAAAGACCAGTTACCAAAACTAAAAACACTGTTAGGCGACGCCGTGTCAATGTTTGGCGCATGGCTCAAAGAGGCTTACCCACCAGCGTTACGGGCCGTGTTGGACATGATGTACAAACTAGGGCAATGGCTACAAAACACGGGCCTGCCAGCATTAGCAAAACTTTTAGGTGACGGCGCTAAAGCCTTTTGGGAATGGATTAAAGAAGCTGCACCACCGGCACTAAAGCGCCTGGCTGAACTTATGGCCGACCTGGCTAACTGGATTTTGGACAAAGGTTTGCCAACCCTTGTCGACAAACTGATTGTTTTGGGTAACGCTTTAGTTGAGTGGATTAAACCACAGATAGTCCCAGCGTTAAAAGCGTTAGGCGATTTGTTGTTGACGATTCTTAATTGGGTGGTTACTGAGGCTGTACCGAAGTTGGGCGCCCAGGCTGTAAAACTTGGCGGTGCTTTATTGGGTTGGGTTGCTCAATTGTTGCCCGAAGTTGTGTTTGGTTTAGGTCGTTTTGTTGTAGACCTGATCGCCAAACTGCCTGGCTTGTTTGTTGACCTGGTTAAAACTATGGCCAGCCTTGGCGCCAGTTTGGGTGCTTCTCTAATTAGTTCTTTAGTCGAAGCATTGAAGGGATTGGGCAGTAAAGGGTTGGAAGTTGGCAAAGCGTTTGCTAACGGCATTATCGGTTTTATTAACCGTAACGTCATTGACAAAATCAACGAATTAGTTGAGTTCAAAATTAGTGCTTTTGGTGCAAGTTTTACGGTTAACCCGCCTGACATTGGCCGTATTCCTATGCTTGCCGAAGGTGGCATAGTTACAGGCCCAACACTGGCAATGATTGGTGAAGGCAACGGCCCAGAGGCAGTTATCCCGTTGTCAAAGTTGGGCAGTATGGGTTTCGGCGGCGGCGGCGGTATTACTGTCAATGTGAACGGTGGCGACCCCAACAGTATCGTCAGAGCCCTCCAACAGTATGTCCGTCAGTCAGGCCCAGTGCCCGTAAACACTCGAGCAATGTAATGACAAAAATTAGTTGGCGGATATACCAAGAAAGAACTGCAACTTATTACCAAAACATTGTTTTGTCGGCTTCATATCAGTACGGGCGTCAAGGATATTTAGATAATTATCCCGGTCAAAGCATTAGCATCACTATTAAAAATCAGGCTAACGAATCAGCCAATTTTCAGTTAAACGATCGGATTAGTTTAGTTGGCGACTTAGGTATCTATCAGACCTATAACCAGTCGTTTTGGGTGACCGCAATCAATTATCAGGATTACCCCGGCAACATTGGTTTATCAACCGCAACCATTACAGCCAGCGACGCTATGCACCGTTTAGGCCGTGTTTTAGGTAAAAGCGACACACTTTCTGCTAGTACTACTGGCGCACAAATTGAATCAATGGACACCAAAAGTTCATGGCCTCCAGACATCACAACTTTTAGTTGGAATACAAACAGTCAAGCGTCAGCTGCAACGGTGACGCAGTCTTGGAATAATCAAATTAATTTGTTGCAAACAACTGAAAAAGGTATTTTGTCGTATTCAAATGGTCGAGCAATTAATTTGCTAGGTCGTGGTTACATAACAAACTTGAAAGACGCGACACCTAGTTTGACGAGAACCGCAACAGCAACAAATATTGGTTACCAAAGTTTTAGTCGTTTGGGTTATGGCAGCACTTTTGTTAATAACGCAGAAATTACTCCTGCAGGTTTGGGAACGTCAACGGGCGTTAACACTGCTTCAGTGACGCTTTACGGGCAAAACGGTATTACGCAGTCAACTGTTGACGCTAACGCTACACAGGCGCAAGGTAACGCTGATTGGACAGCACGAGCATTATCTGACCCTACAGTGCTGAGGTTTGAATGTGGTTTTAGCGATGTTTCACAAGACGAAACTATGCTGCTTGCTTTTTTACAAAATGTGACAGGTTTTGGCATTGTTGCATTAGTTGCCACTGATCTTGTTTATCGAGTACCCGGTGCAGGTTCTGATACAACGGTTGAAGTTGTTGTAGAAGGCTGGTCGTTAAACATTACGCCTGAACAAACTGACTTTAATTTTTATTTGTCGCCGTTGACGTATTACCAATTTTTTACGCTTAACAGCACTACTTTAGGTATTTTAGATACCAGTCGACTTGGCTGGTAAGGGAGAAACATTATGGCTATTAACCCAAACACAGACTTTTCGTCGGGCGCAGTTTTAACAGCTGCACAGCAGAACCGTTTTCCTCGTGGGATTATGGCCCTTGCAACATCAACAACTAGTGACACGTCAGTCACTTCTGAAGAAGTTGAATTGGGCGCAATATCGTTTACTGCTGTTGCATCACGGTATTACAAAATTTCATATATAGAGCCTGACATTGGTATTACTGGTGCTGGTGCGGCCGCAATTGTAATGCGTTTACGAAACGGTACGACCACGGCTGGAACACTTCTGCAAGTTGCTTATCAGTGGGTCCCATCGTCATCAGTTGACACTGCTGGTCAAGTTGTTTGGTTTGGTACTTTTTCGGCTGGAACACAAAATGTTGTTGCCACAGCACAAAATGCCAGTGGGGTAACTTTTCAATTAAATCGTGGAACAGGTAAAGCCGCTTGGCTAGTAGTAGAGGACATTGGACCAGCATGATTGTTAACCTTGAAAATACTGACAACGACTACGAAAGCATGATGCGAAAAGTCCGTGATTCAATGCTTAAAGAATCCGACTGGACACAAGTCGCTGACGCACCTGTAGACCGTGAAGCATGGGCGACCTACCGCCAAGCATTGCGTGACTTCCCAGCCACATGGACCGAAGGCCCTGAAGCCGACTTTCCTGATACACCATGAAAACGCTAGTTATTGTTGCGCTTTTGGCTGTGGCCCTAATGTTTGTTGTTACCAGTTGTAGCGACAGAACAAGGGGCGATTGCACAAGCAACCCTGAAGCGACAAGGTGCATACCATGAAACGATTAAGCAATTCAGAAATTAAAGCACGACTAATTTTTATTGTTGGCATAACACTGTCGTTTGTTTTTGGCGTGACCATGATAGGAATTTTGTACTCACTCGTATTTGTTGTACAGCCTGAAAATCCCTCGCCCAATGACTCAGAAATGCTTTCTTTGCTAAGTCCTGCATTTATGGCACTTTTGGGGCTTTTGGGTGGAATCGTGGCCAGCAACGGCCTAAAAGATAAGGACAAACAAGATGACTAGTCGACCCTACACAGGAAACAAAGACGCCGTACACGCCGCTAAGCGTGAAGGCACCAAAGTGTTTGTTGACTACTGCTGTTACCTATTTGGCGTAACAAACATAGGCATTTTCAATGACCGAAACATGGTTGGCACAACCCCACCAAAAAAGTCAGTACACGCCACCTGGCGGGCCGTAGACCTCAAAGGCACCCCTGAACAAAGGTTCAAAATGATTGACTTCCTATACACCCACCGTGACATTCTGGGCATAGAAGAAATCCACGACTATGCAGGCACCTACAAAAACAACCCCAAAGGTTGGGGAGCTGGCTACCGCTGTGACCGTGACGCCTGGCGTGTCTACGACAAAAATACGATTGGGTCAAAAGGCGCCCAATGGGTACATGTCGAGGTGTCGCCACTACTGGCCGACCACCCTGACGTTGTACACCATGCGTTCAAAACTATTATGGGTGCTTGACATAGACCTACCGAATCGGTAGACATACCCCGACCTGACCCCGACTGAAGGACAAACCAAAATGAATGTTAAGCGTGTTTTAGGCTTAGGCCTGTTTACTTACCTGATGTGTGCCGCAATAGCGGTGGCGTTCCAAAAGGACACACCACCCAACATTGCCCCAGTAGTACCGGCAACAATCACCCTGGGCGACCTGACCCCACAACAACTGCAAGACCGTGCCGAAGAACTAACGGCCACAACTACCAGCACCAGCACAACTACTTCGACACAACCCACAACCCGTGTTGCTTATGTTGACCCTGACACCAAATGCCAAGAATGGTTACCAATAGCCGTATCGGTTGGCTGGCCCAACAACACCAAAACGCTAGAAAAACTAGGTCGCCTGATTTGGAAAGAGACACGTTGCCTTAACATTACGCCTTTGTCAAGTGACCCCGAACTGGCAAAACGTTTTAATGGCCATGACCACGGTTTAGTACAGGCGAATGAAATCCATACCGATTGGGCAGAAGAATTATTTGCAATGCCGTTTGCTGAAGCAATGTCTGACCCAACCCTAAACCTGCGTTTCGGTTTCCTGTTGTATGACGCCACAGACGAAACAGGTGCTTGCGGTTGGAAGCATTGGAAAATGTGTTAGCAAATGTTTAATGTTGACCGCCCCGACTGGCAACAATACGCAAACTGCCGTGGATTAGACACAAATCTATTTTTTCCCAGTAACGGCAAAGAGTCCGCAGAATCACGGGCAATCATTAAGCCGATTTGTGAAGCCTGCCCCGTATTCGACAAGTGTTTTGCTTACGCTGTAGCGTTTCCCGAAAAGGCGTTACAAGGCTTTTGGGCTAACACGTCTGAAGGCGACAGGCGTCGTATGCGTTACTCTGGCACACCAGTTGGTTATCGTAGAATTAAACCCGACAAATGAAAGGCCCGACATGACAGAACAGTTAGCCGAAATGACAGCGGCAATAGCCAAAGCAGAAATTGCTATGAAGGCGGCGGCCTGGCAACTTGAAGCCCAAACCGCTGATATTGCAATGCTTAGAAAAGCCCTTTTTGAGTTGGCATATGTTGCCGAAGAAAACGGCATTTACCTGTCAAATCTGACTAAGTCGACACAAGACACCATTGTTGCCATGCGCCTAGGTGGTTTCAAATGACCTGCGAACTATGCAAAAAAGACTTGACCGCCTTTGACATTCGCATGCAAGACCTGTTGCAAGGTATCTGCTTAAACTGTGGCAAGGCAGGCGACTGGCACCACATGACCCCGGACGAGTCACGCCGCTGTGCAGAACTACACAAGTGGGCAAACATGACCAACGCCGAACGAATCGCCTACGACCGAAACAGGGGCAACTAATGGACTTGTCAAACTAT